GCCCCAACAAGACCTAGATAAGGCTATTGTTGACGGTGCCCGTGTGAGTTATCAGACGGGTACTAAGACCACGCGTGGTGATCGTGGTCTCATTCGTTACCTTGTCCGCAATTGGCATACTTCACCCCTGGAATTAGTGGTTTTCAAGTTTCGTATTAAGGCACCTCTATACATTGCTCGTCAGTGGTTGCGACACCGAACAGCATCGGTGAATGAGATGTCCGCTCGGTATTCTATCGTTGACGAGGAGTATTACGAACCAGAAGTACTTCGTGGACAGTCTGCTGTAAATCATCAAGGATCCGAGGGTATTGTGGAACTAGATGATGAATTGAATCAAGCTCTTTCTGAACAGTACAAACACGCATTTAAATTGTATGAACAACTACTTGAAAAGGGTGTATGCAGAGAACAAGCACGTGGTGTTCTCCCCCAATCTACCTATACCTCATTTGTCTGGAAGATGGACCTCCATAACCTCATGCATTTCCTTCAATTGAGGATGGATCATCACGCACAGAAGGAAATCCGTGACTATGCTATAGCCATTTATGAATTGATTCAACCCTTGGTACCCCTATCTATGGAGGCATTCCAAGATTTTAGGGTGAATGCTATGCAGTTGACAGGACCTGAGATTGAGGCAATTGCCGATGGTAAACCCATCGAGAGTCCGGGTGAAAATAGGGAATTCCAAGAAAAGTTAAAGCGCTTAAAAATAAAATGTCAATGATAAGTACTTTATAAAAATGAGTATGACTACTATCACCAAAATTTGCACCAACCCCGTACACAAGAACTCTCTTGACCCGGAATTATCCAGGGGGTCCCACACAGCTTGTGAGATTAAACCAAAATCTCACACTAAAGATACTATTAAGTACATTCCCACTGAATTAAAGTATGAAGATACAGCATGTGCTAGAATGGAGGCTGCGCGTCGTCCTCGCGCCGTAGCGAGAATGAAGAAACTTAAAAATTAAATGTCATTACAATACAAAGTAAAATGCTTGCCATTACAAACACTTTCACCGTATTCGCCGCCGATAAGAAGAACAAGGGATTTAAGAAATTGAGTAAGAAGATCCAAAAGGAACGTGACACTGACGTGGATAAGATCAAAGAGAAGTTCTCTGATGTTTTCCGTGATGAACAGCGTCGTTTGAAGGGATACTTCGAGGAACATAATAAGTTGATCAAGAAGGATGACAAACCTAAGAAGAGTGGTAAAAAGTCTATTGACTTTTACGAAAAGTAAACCATAAGGTACACAAAACAAAAAACATTGCCAGGGGTGGATTATCCCCAAACTTCTCAGCCAATAGAGCGCACACCACGCTGTACTGGACGAGCCTAATTTCCTGTTGTGTTTTGATCATCGTTCGTTTCATAGATCCTCTAGACCTTTGAAGTCCGGTGACAGCCGTATTTATCTTACTGATTGTCCCGGGTATCTCCGTCGTCTTCATGAATATGTCACCAACATCCACAGATTCTATAATTTGTTGTTGGATGAGGGGTTCCAGATATGTGAAATAGTTAAAGTCTGGATCAAGTTTGAGACATATACCTTCAATTGTAGAGAAGGCTTTGGCGAGGTATACGAAACTACTGGGTACGACGAATGGCTTTTCCATAGCAAGCTGTGTTGCGAGATCATCCTTCACGATTCCAGAACCATCTAGGGTTTCCAGGTACCCTAAAATAGTTTCAAAGAAGAGTTCAATATCTGAAACATCCGAAGATGTTGGAACAATCACACCCAACTTCACTAGGGTGTCAACTATACCAGCAGTATCCCTCGTGATTATGAATCCAAATAGTTTTGTGAACCCATCCCTAAGTTCATCGGAAAGTGGTATGAGTAATCCAAAATCATAAAACACAAGTTTCCCCTTTGATGAGAATCCCAAGTTACCGGGGTGTGGGTCAGCATGGAAGAGACCATTATCCATAGTTTGGATGACGTATGCGTTTATGAGGGCTTCGCATATCTTATTCTTATTCACTCTCTTGTCTGTAATCTCAGTCAGTTTCGTTGACGCGACGTATTCCATGACTATCATTTCATCGTTTGAATACTTTTTGTAGACTTTCGGAACTTTTACCCAATCAATATCTTTCATACTTTTTTGAAACTTTATCGCATTATCAACTTCTTGTTTATAGTCCGCCTCTCCTAATAGATATTCTATAGACTCATTGAGAACCGTCCCTGAACTATTTCCCGTGTCAATACCTATGCGCTCGAGGAAGTGTACAATATCGCGTATGTTATCGGTATCTTCTTTCATGATATCCAGGATTCCTGGGCGTTTTAATTTTACAACAACTTTTTGACCGTTTTGGAGTACAGCCATATGGACTTGACCGATACTCGCAGATTTAAATGGTACAGGGTCAAATTCTTTAAAAATATCGTAATCTACAATCGTATCGAATTCCACGGGAGGGACATCATCTTGTAATGATTCCAACTCTTTTGTGAACTCTGGTGGATAAAGATCCCCTCTCGTCGAAGCGATTTGTCCTAATTTTACAAATGTTGGTCCAAGATCAAGGAGTTCACTCTTTGTCCATTGACCAAGTTCCTTTTTGTTTTGTACAGTGGCATTTTTCCACAGAAACTTACCAGCAAACTTCCATGTTTTCAACCTTCTACTAGGAACTTCTTTGATTGGTACATGTTGAGCAACACATAACATTCTACTTTCTATAAATGTTTTTATTTTCTTAATATATATAAATGACAAAAATCGCTAATTTGTTTTCACCCGTGACTAAACCAGCGGAAATGCTCGTTAAATCTCAACCCGTATTATTTTCGTTGATTATCCTTTACCAGGGTCTTTTCTCTGGTAACGCGATACGGATTCCTCAACGACTAAGAAGTTTATTCGATAATAAAATATTTCGTCTTCTATCTCTCATGCTAATCGCATTCAGTGCAACGAAGGATATTGAGTATGCTCTCATATCAACCATTATATTCCTTGTTGTGATGTATGCCGTGAAGACTCCAGAGGAGCGCAAGACTCATGGATTCATTTAAAATATTTCTAAATTATAAATGGCACTTGCGAAAACTCTGAGTCTCAATTTCGTGTCTATCCTACTTTTCACACTCATGTACTTTACCATCTCCAAGGCGGGTGGTGAACAATTTAATGGATTGGATAAAGGATCCGGCTTCTTGGATCATCTCTACTTTGCCTTCACCGTTCAGTCCACAGTTGGTTTTGGTGACATCTACCCCATTAGTCCCATGGCTAAGATGGTAGTCATGGTTCAGCAATCTGTTCTCATTTTGGGTGTTCTCGAACTCCTCTCCGAGGCTAGTCCAACTGCCGTTAAACAAATGATTCCAAATGCAATGAAAAAAATGATGTAAAAATTATATATCGGCTAAAAGTAGAATGAAAGTTCATATAGTAGGAGCTGGTCCAAGTGGAATGTCCCTTGCTTGGGAGATACTCAGGTCGGGTGACCACGATATTACAATCTATGATAGGAAGTCTTCAGCCGGTGGATCGTGGTGGGAGCCCACTGAAGAAGTGAGGGATCTTCATGCACATCGTATAGTGTTTGATAAAGCGTTTGTCAACACCCAAAGTCTCTTCGGGGAAATGGGTATCAAATGGAACGCTATATTTGAACCCGTTCAAAAAGATATATATGGATTCTCGTTTCGTTCGTTGTCCCTAAAAGACTATGGAGCCCTGACATCCCTATCTTCTAGGGTACTCACCAAACCCCAAAAGTACAAGGGTGTCTCCCTCAAAGAAGCCATAGGTCCATTGAGTGAAGGTGGACAGAGACTACTGGAACATCTCCCTCTCATCATGGATGGTGTCACTTGGGATGTCATGTCTGCTTGGGAGTTTGTGAGAAGTTTTGATCACGTGGCTCTCTCCAAGCAGTATACACAGAGGGTCTCAGGTAAAGTAATGTGTGACGCTATGCAGAAAGCTCTAGAAGATGTTGGGGTGGATTTTGAGTTTGAAAAAGAGTTGACGAGTGTTGAGTACATGGAGGATGGATACACAGCCGAATTCTCCGATAGAACTACAATTGGTGATGGAATGTTGTTTTTGTGTTTGGACAACAGTCCAGCCCTAAAACTTTTGGGAGACAACTGGGGTCCCGAGGCTGAAAAGAAGGTTCGTGAGAGTACTTACGGTTGTATAAATCTTTTGTTAGATTTTGATGAACCCATAGAACTTAAGGATGATTTGGAAATTGCCGCGACAACAAAATTAAACCTCCAACCAGTCGTTCTTTCGGATGATAAGACAGTTTCGTGTCTCATTTGTGACTTAACAGAAGATATTCTCACAACACCACCAGAAGAGTTGAGGACCCTCATACTCGGTGAACTTGACGTACCTTTACCTAGGGAGATGCGTTTTGGTTGGGGTGCAAACTGGGATGGAGAGCGTTGGCAATTCTCCCAATCCTCGGGGGTCTTAAGCCTCTATGGACAACTCCCCTTCTTCGGTAAGTGCCCCAACGTCGCGATGTGTGGTATGATGTCTCCTAGAAACACACCTTATTCCAGTATTGAGGCGGCTGTGGAGGTGTCTAGGTCCCTCAGTCATAAATGCTTTGGAACTCGGGAACCATTGAATCCCCTCCTCCTCACACAAGTTATGTCAATGACACTTTTAGTGCTTATAGTTTTAATTCTCATATATCGTAACAGAAACATATGAAGTTTCTAGCAAAAGTGCATACACCCATGTATGACCACAACGATAAGAAATACATTCGTTTGGTCATTCCTGAAAATTGTGTTGAAATCGTAAGACGTGTGCAACTCAACAAAGCCTGGTTGGTAAAAAATCAACACTTAGATGACCCCTTAGATGGTCGTGTGTTGACAGTGAAAGTTCCGTTCCGATATAGGAGAGTGATGTGCGAGGTCAAGGGGGAACCTCTCCAATCTCTTATAAAGGATGATGAAATTAATGTTGAAATAGTTTTCAAAGGTGTTTGGAATGTGGGCAATTACTCGGGTTTCTCATGGATTATGAAGAGTATAAAGTTTATACCACTTTAAATAAGTATGCTCACTAGAACCGGATATCTTGTGAGTGAGGGTCCTTTACAGGAAATTAAAAAAGAACTTACCGTAAGACCGCAAGTCAACGGAGACTATGGATTTCCTCCACCACCTTTCAAAGTTTTCAGAGCAACTAAGAATGGAGTGTGCGTTCCAAGATTCTATGGAACTACTAAACTTGGAAAGCCTACACAAGATAAAAGACCCGAACCAGCTAGATCCAAAGCCAAATTTGTTGGACAGCTCAGAGATGCAACCCATCAGAATGAAGCATTGGCAGCAGCAATTGAAGCAGGGCACGGTGTCCTTTCTCTACCATGCGGCTACGGTAAAACGACGGTATCCTTGGCCATAGCGTGTAAGTTGGGGTATCGTACGATGATTGTTGTTCACAAGCAGTTCCTAGCAGACCAATGGCGGGAACGCATTCAGCAGTTTTGTCCAGGTGCAACGATAGGTATAGTTCAACAGGATAAGAAAGAGCTTGAATGTGACTTTGTAATCGCTATGCTCCAGTCCCTGTCCCTCAAAGAATACTCCTTCAGTGACTTTGATTCAGTGGGAACCCTAATTGTTGATGAAGCCCACCATATCTGTGCGAAGGTATTTAGTCAGTCCCTGTTCAAGATGTGTCCTAAGCATATCTATGGACTCTCGGCGACTCCAGAGAGGAAGGATGGTCTCACTAAGGTACTCCACTGGTTCATGGGACCCACATTCTTTGCTGTTGAGAGGAAGAATCAAGAACAAGTGGAGGTGTTCCCTATAACATTTGAATCATTTAACTACAGGAACCCACCACCCTCCATGAGGAATGGAAAGATTTCAATGCCCAATATGATCACAGAAATTGTTGAGGATCGGAAGAGGAACCAAATGTTGGTAGAACTTGTCAAGAAAGCTTCAGCTGGTACGAGACAGCTTCTCGTTCTAAGTGATCGTAGACAACATTGTGAGATGCTCCATCAATGTTTCCCAAAAACTTCGGGTCTCTATATGGGTGGTATGAAGGAGGCAGCTTTACAAGAGTCTTCAAAGAAGAAGATCATCTTTGCGACGTTCTCACAGGCACACGAGGGTCTAGACATCCCAACCCTAGATACAGTTATTTTGGCTTCACCCAAGTCTGATATTACCCAAAGTATTGGTCGTATCATGAGGGAAACAAAGGGTAAACAGAACAACCCACACATCTACGATGTTCACGACCCATGGTCACTCTTCACAGCCATGTATTATAAAAGAATGAAGATCTATAGACAAGGTGGTTTCAAAATCCATGGTAAGGGTGCAGAAGAAAAGAAGCAGGACTTCCCTCAGGGAAAGTGTCTGTTTTTATAATCTGAACATCTATTAAATGTCTGGTGCATTAATACAACTTGTGTCAAGGGGTGTACAAGATGTATATCTCAATAGTGAAGAGGGGCATTCTTTCTTTCGTATGAAGTTTACGAGGCATACAAACTTTTCTCAAGCCCCAAAGTTCATCAAGACTGTTACAGATAAAGATCCTGTTTTTACTGTTCCGGTTTTAGGTGATCTCGTGAATTGTTTATGGTTTGAGGGTGTTGATAAAAACTCTAACGTATCCTCAAATCTTCTTTACAACTCTACGATTGATCTATTTATAGGAGGTCAGAAAATAGATTCTCAACACTATGACTATTACGCAGATATATGGCCCAACTATCTCGCAGACACGTATACCAAATCTCAAGAGTTAACAAACAAGACAAGTATTTCACATAGAAACTTCCAACCCCTCCATTTCTTTTTCTGTGACCACGGAGCATTTCTACCCCTTGTATCATTGGCACATCATCAAGTTGAAGTTAAAATAAATTTTGATCCGAGTAGTTTAGATGGCTACAATGAAACACAAAAGCGTATCAATGTATATGCAAATTATGTATATCTAGATAAAGATGAAAGAGAGTCCATGGTGGAGAGGCAGATGGACTTTGTAATTACACAGACACAAAAGGTGGAATACCCTCTATCTAATGTTTTCAACAATGATATTGAATCCGGTGGATACAACGATTTGGACATATCGTACTTCAATCACCCAGTTAAATCTATATTCTTTGGATATAGTGCGACCTCTAGTGATCCCACGAACGATCGTTTTACATTTAAAAATGCAGACATTCATATGAATGGAACACCTCTACTCGAAAATATGACACCCACTTATTTTCACACAGTCCAAAACTACTACAAATCTAAATATGGTGTATCAGATTATAGGGTTGATACCGAAGATCTTATGTACACGAGATATTTCGTATACCATTTTGGTCTAAATGCATCAGACTACAACCCCTCTGGTAGTTGTAATTTCAGCAGGCTCGATAATGCAAAACTCATATTGAGGGGTGTGGAGAAGGGTAGTCTTAGAGGAGACCAAAATGATATCTGTGTGTTTGCTGTGAACTACAATGTTCTCAGGATTAAGGATGGTTTGGCTGGAATTTTATTCGGTAACTAAAGTATAAATGGGTAGAACAGCTAGGTTTGATCAAATCTATGTTGCAAGTCTTGAAGCAGAACCCGTTGAGAGTGAAACACTTACAGGTGTTAACAGTATTTTAACTAGGGAAATTGAGGCTAATGAAATTAAACTTGTAGTGAATGATGGAATCAAGGGGCGTTTAGCTCTGGCAAACAATATACCAACCAAACAGTTTTCTGTTGGTGAAAAGCTTTTTATTGATAAAGATGATGACATTGTTTGGAATCTAAAAGCTTCTGGTGCAGCAGATCGTATATTCATCAATAATCAACTCGCTGTGGGTACAACTAACCCAACGAATGCTTTTCAGGTAAATGATGGTGCAGGCGTAAAGGTAAGTATTGATTTGACGGGTAAAGATCTCTTGACAGTAAATGGTAACATAGTGGCCACAAATATTATCATTGAGGACCAACTCACTTTCGGTTCAAATCTCGTAATTAATGGTACGGCATCCAATATCATAACCATTAATGGTGGTATGAAAACGGAAAAACTGAGCGTTGGTTCTAATGTAATAATAACTGATAGTGACGCGAATGGTGGTAGCACCGAGTATCCCAATAACGTAGCTGTGATCACGGGTAATGTCACAGTTGACGGGGGTATGTATATTTACGGTAATACACGGATGTATGGTAATCTTTATGTAGCTGAAACGGCGACATATGAACGTGTCGTAAATTTAGTTGTTGAGGATACAACTATCACATTTGGTCAAGGTAATGATGGTACGAATGACCCAACGTTACTATTTACACATGATAGAGATGAGTCAAATATTGCATTTGGTTTCAGAACTGGTGCTAGAGGGAAGGAAATGGCATTGTTTAGAACTGAAGGTGGACCACTTGATACAACATTTACTCTAGATGATACTGTGAGTACAAATCTCCACGTATTCGGTGATATTTATACTTCAAATGCAGTGGGTGTAGCTAATATTTTTCCTACCCACGACCTTTGTGTGGGCTCCAACCTCTTCGTTGAAGATACAGGATCAAATGTTTTAGAAGTCCACGGTAACACTTTCACGGAAAACTTAAAAGTTGGTTCAAATATTACAGTTGGTAATGATATAATTATAATAGATACAACTAATCAAACAGTTGCTACTTTTAACAGTAATGTGAAAGTAAATGGTTTACGCACAACAGGTACAGAAACGTCAGGTATATCTAATGTGGCACCCAGTGATACATTATCTATTGGAAATAAGTTATATGTCAATTTAACCGCTGCAAATACACTCACTATAGTTGGGAACACCGTGACAACAAATCTTATTACAGGATCTATTAGTTCAACATCTAATATAATGGTCCATAGTGATAGATACGGTGGTGATAGTCTTGTAAATCCACTTATCCTCAAATCTGGACCAACTTCCTCAAACGTGAGTTCCATTGAGATATATGGTGCGAGTACATCTAATACTCATCAAAACATCCGCTTCAAAACTAAAAATGCTGAGAGAATGCGCATTGCACCTGGTGGTCAAGTTGGTATTAATATAATAAATCCCACGAAAGCACTCACGATTAATGGGAATGTATTTGTGATGGGGAGCAATTCTGTTGTATATGGTAACGTATGGGGATCAACGGGGAACACTGCCATGCAGGTGTATTCTAACCCAGTGGTAGGTGAAAACAAAGTTGAAAATATCGTTGGAACAGGTAAGGGTCTCAACTTTTATGCGAGTACCACACCCAATATGGGTACACCAAAATTGACCATATTGGAATCAAGTAATGTAGGTATTAACACTCAAACACCCGAGAGTACGTTCCACGTAAACGGATTGACTACATTCATAAATAATCAAGTCACTAGACGGAATGGGTATAATCATTTGGGAATACCGCTAGTAGTCAGTAATGCACAACCTATTACGAGTACTATAGAATTAGTACCCGTGTTGCATCTATCTAGAGAGGGTACCGGCTCTGAACATGCCGCGAAAGCTGCGTTTCATTTAGGGAAGCATGAAAAGAGCGCTGGAACTTCACATAGTAGACTTGATATTGTAATGGGAGATGCCGATTACGCCGTGGATACCACTGTTATGACAATTCTGAGTTCCGGTAAAGTTGGTATAGGTGTTACACAACCAGTCGCTCACATTGAAGTAGACTGTAGGGGTATAGCCGATCCCATTGAAAATGGTATACTTGTACACAATACAACATCCGGTGACGCTATACTGGCGGCACAAACTAACCTAGCAAACGGAAACTCCTTCACATCTTATATACAAACAGATGGTGTAACCCTCTCTGGGTGGTCCACTGGTGTGGCGGGTGCTGATGGTGATTTCAGAATTATAAATAATCACGAGAGGGTTTCAAGTAACGCCACAGTTGGTTTATATATTAGTGGAACATCTGGTGATGTAGGTATAGGTACAGATGTTCCTAGAGGTGTTCTTGAAGTCAATGGTAATGTGGTAATTGGTAACGAATTATCATTTGGTGGTGTACCTGGACAGTTATTTGGTAATACTCGTATTATTGAGAGGCGTTATACTACGGCTCAACCTAGAACCGAATTGTTACTCTTTAAGGGTAATAATAGTGGTGCAGTTGACCAAGGTCCTGATAGAATTAGACATATCGCAGCTGAACACGTATTCCAAACATATAATACTTCTGGTGATACCCTTTACGGTGCGGGTGAGATACTGGCTACGATGGACGGGCAAACCAATCGCCCTCTCACTGTAACAGATCTTGGAAATCCAGGTATAGTTGTAATTGGGGGTAATAGAGATACGGCCAAGAATAGAGAATCGGGTACCAGGTTAGTTGTCAATGGTGATATTGAGTTCGATGGTGGTGGTTCATTCAAGTTATCAGGTTTAGAGTTTTCTACGAGCGATTTGGGTTTCAATGTTATTAGGAATGTACTAGATGGTGCTACACGACGACCACTTACATTCGTGCATGAACGCACGAGTATTCTTGACGATGAGTTTGCACGCTTTGATGAAGATGGGAGATTAGGTTTAGGTACCACGTCACCAACGTCTAACATACACGTGTATGATACAACACCTGGTGATGCGGACATCATGAAACTTCAGAGTATCGGTGACAATAAACAAACCAATCTACTCATATACACAAACGACGGCGAAGGTGGTATAGTCAGGGGATTCAGTAATATTGAAAATGCTACAACTGGTTTAGCCTTATCTGTAGCCAACGTCCAAGCGGGGGGTGTCACAACTTGTCTTAACATAGTTAATACTAGTAACGTAGGTGTGGGAACACCTACACCTGCACGTCAGTTTCATGTTGTTGATCACAGAAATCCACTTTTAGGTCAAACAGGTACTATGAGGGTGGAAAGTATTTCTTCAAATGCTAGCATAGAGTTTACCACCTTGGGTGGAAGTTCTAACATATACGCGGATGCGACAGGTAATGTGTATATACAGCCATCTTCTCCAGATGAACCTGTCACATATATACAGAGTGATCTTAACATTATTGGTGCACTGGAAGTGGGTGGAAACATTGATTTCTCACAAATTGCTGTGAATTTGGGTGGTAGGGCAGCTGCTACAGATCTTGAATTAGGTGGGGGTTCAATTATAGGGTCTAATGAAGTTTCTCGTAAAACGTATTCCAAGACTTTCACTGTGGGGTCAGGTGACGCTAAAGATATTCAACTAATATTTGGTTCAGGTGCATTCTATGCAAAAGTTACAACAATATTGAGGAGAACGGATGGGTCAACAGTTGGCGATCTAAATACAATGGTCATCGAACTACAAGGTGGTACAGGTGATGAATCTCAACCAGCTATAGACCTGGCGTTGGGAGAATTGAAAATTTTTGGTGGTACCAATAATTTTCCTTGGGATTCTATAGTTGATGTCGGTCAGAGAGGTCTAAGTATGACACCTTATAACGTTGATACTGGAAGAATATACACGTATGATATCTTCGTAGAACTAACAACCGCGTGTGGTGGAAAACTCGATAAGATAACAAGACAACTTACTATCCAATCACGCCTAGATGACGGTCAAGGTGGACAAACAGAAATTACAACTTTTAACTATTAATCAATTTTACCATTCAGGGATAACCCAAAGGTAGAATCAATTTATTAATTATGCCCTGATGGAATCAGAGACGGCTAAGAAAAGAACGCCGACAATGAAAGCCATGACGACGTAATTACATTCACTTTCTTCGAGACCAGTTGGTTCTGACTTGACCTCGGCCTTTTTTGTGACGACGGGCTGCTCACGTCGCATTAGAGGTTCCAGTTCCTCCAAAGGACAGTAACCTATCATTTATACTTTAGTTAGAGATTAATTTCCGTTTTCTTCTTTCTCCGGGTTCTCTTTGCCTTGGATCCACCGACCGAAACCTCCTTGATCTCACCACCAGTGGATTCTCCTGAAATAGAGACAATGTCAGAGACATCGTCATCATCCTGATCATGTACCGAGGCTGAGTTGTTGCTTGGCATGGAAGTGTTCATTGGTGGGGGTGGGGGCATCATCACACCACCCATGAGACTGGAGATGTCAATCCCAGGACCCTGCATCTCATATTGTCCGGTGCCACCAACTGGGGCGGCATCAGCAGATCCTGAGGGTGCACGGGTTGTATTTTGAACCGCGGACATCATATTCTTCAAGAGGTCTGGGTTCTGCTTGAGAACATCGTTCATATTGGGGAGGGCACTCTTAAACATAGAGTTTGTGAGGTGGAACATCATCGCCGAACCACCTAACATCATGATGAGTTTGACCTCTGGAGCGACGTTCACCTTGGATCTATACTTCACGTAAAGCTCTTCAAAGACACCATCATAGTCGTCCACCCCCTCCATGACAGACTCAGACCAACCTTCTAACTGAATCTCAAAGGGGTTATACCTCTTATTAAGGAACTCCAGACCAGTCACACAGGCCACAAGCATACGACGAGAAAAGCGAACAGACTGTTCAACATCAATACTGTAGGTAATCCTCTTGACTTCTGTACGAAGTTCTTCAACATTGGAGTAGGCGTTCAACCTCTTATTGACAGCAAACCCCTTCTTTTCAAGCCGACCCAACTTATTAATGAGGTCCGCTTTCTCTTCATCCACCGAGCTGTATCCCTTGGATGGTGCCTCTTCACTATGGGGTCCTGGACCATCATCAGCATCATCAAAAAACATTGGTTCATCTTCACCGTAATCAATCTCCTCATCCATATGTGGTTGGGTAGGAGCCGACTGTTTGTTTGGGTTGACAAAAGCATCCATAGACTCCTGGTGCTGCTGTTGCACATATGGTTTGTTAGTTACAGGACGACGCACAGGCTGAGGACGGGCAGTGGAAATTTCAATCTCATCCATGAGGGCTTGTTCGTCTGCATCTAACTTCATAACATTTGTAGTTCCACGATCAATGACAATTTCTTCGTCCATCTACTCTCTATATGGAAACTATTAATTAACCTTTAACGCATTTTCAAAAAAATATGTCCGTACATTATAAATGTACACCCTTAACCGTGCCAACCGAAATGCTCTCATCAGTATTTTCAGCCTGATCGCTGTGATCTTTGTTCTTGGTATTTTCAAAACTACCAGCAAGTATCAGCCTAGACCAATTATCATCAAAGCTATCAACGAGAAGTCTCTCTTTGGTCTCGAGAACCGCATCGCATGTGTCCCTGGTCACACCAGTGAGGGTAGCCCATACACCAAGAGCTTGACTCCAGGTGGACTCTGTGGTGCCCAAAAGCTCGTCTCCGAGCAAGCGGGTTACGGGATTGAGGATGGAATCGGTGGATCTTTAATCTAAGCTATTATAAATGGCTTTGGTTACTTCTCCCCAAACTATTCCAGATCTTGATTATGAATATCATGTCATAACTGTTGATTCCATTGGTCAAGACAGTGCCAACACTTTTACTTGCCATCTCCAGCAGCCCCTCAAAAATGTTGTTCAGGCTAGACTCCTCGCCGCTCACATTCACTCTAACGTTGTCACAGAACATTGCTATGTTTCCATTGAAGAATTGGATACCATCTTTAATGACAGGGCTTCCAATGTTCTCACTGGTCAATCCCATATGAGTATGATTAGGGGTTCTTTCGCGAGTATCGTGACAGATAGTACTACTCACGAAGACGGTAACTCTCTCATCAGCTTCAAGGACAACTATCCCATCGTTAGCCAGTATGTGAACCCGATCCGAGGAATTGATCGTCTCAGTGTTACGATTAGAGATCAAACCGGTGCTACCATCAAAAACTCTTCGGATGGTGGTGCCAACTTTTTAGTTTTTAGATTTGTGTGTAGAAAACCAAACTTGTAATTTTCTCCCTTTAAAGTAGTAATAAACATGTCTTCGGGTATTGTTCAATTAGTGGCAATCGGCGCTCAGGATGAGTACATCATGGGCAACCCGGAGATATCGTTTTTTAATTCCACGTTTAAAAGACACTCCAATTTTTCACAATCCATCGAGAAGCAGACGATACGCGGAGATGTGAAAAATAATTCAATGTCAAGTGTTCAGATTGAAAGGTCTGGTGATATGCTCGGCTACATTTACCTCACCATAGATGATACAAATCAAGCTGTAGACACTTCTCGCTGGGATCTTCTCATCGATAAAATTGAACTTCTGATTGGTGGTTCTGTTATTGATAGTCAGGACTCTATTTTCACTGAAAAAATTGCGATAGATACATTCGCTCAAAACATTTCTAGGTCTGCGATCGGTACACACCCAGGTGTTCACGCGCGTTCGTATTTTTACCCCCTTCGCTTCTTTTTTTGTGAAGGACCACAATGTGCCCTACCTCTCGTAGCCCTTAATTACCACAACGTTGAGCTGAGAATTCATTGGGGTTCACAAGCTGCCAACTATAATTTTGAAATGTATGCAAACTATTACTATCTAGACAATGAAGAGAGGGGTAACATCGCGACAAGAAAACACGATCTTCTCATCACCCAAGTTCAAAAGAACATTCCAAGTGGTGAGACTGTCCAAGATCTCATCTTCAATCACCCAGTAAAGTATCTCGCTTCTTCGGATACAACTACAGATGGCGCTCTCACTTCACCAACAAATAAAATAAAATTAAGCATAAATGGTGTTGAATTAACCAATTATAAATGGGGTAAACCCCACTTCATTGATGTTATGAGTTACTATCACACAAACAATGTGACATCCCCAGATTTCTTCCTCTACTGCTTCTGTCTTATGACAAGTTCACTTCAACCAACTGGTACCCTAAACTTCAGCCGAATCGAGTCAGCCAAACTCATGAGTGAAACTTTACCCATAAATGACCCAATATATGCAGTCAACTATAACATCCTCCGCATACAAAATGGGATGGCAGGTCTCCTTTACGCAAATTAATTTAGCCTCATATATTAAATGGTGAAGAACTTGCCGTCAGTAGAGAGATCTACCAAGATTAGGTTTGGTAAGCATGTCCCGGATTCCACCGATCAGGAGGAAAATACCATTGTCTTCAACGCGAGTAATGTTTTAGTTCCAACACCATATAGTAACGCTGTCTATTTATCACCTATCAGGAACAAGTCTGATTATCAAGCTCCCGAGATTGTACTTCTAATGTACGACCGAAATACAAAGGAAATTACAGAATCTGGGGAATCCGCGAATGCCCTTATAGGTGGTGTGACACTTAATACAGCTGTACAACGCGGTAACGCAACTTCAAATACCATTATATTTGTGGGTGGGGGTATGTCAGATAATGGTGTAGCGTTTGTAACGGACCCGGAGAGTTCAAATAAGGTTGGTATAGCAAACTTAAATCCCCAACACACTGTGAGTGTTGGCTCAAACCTTTACATTGATGATGTAGGTTCAAATGTCCTCGTTGTTTCGGGTAATGTCGCTATTTTAGATAGCCTAATTGTTGAAGGAAACTTGACTGTAAATGGTGGTACAACGGTGATTGTTACAGAAAATCTTTCAATTGGAGATGCAATCATAGAACTAGGGAGAAACAATACATCGGGGGATACGACCCTTGATTTGGGTATTTTGATGCATAGACCGGATGCGTTATCAAATGTGGTCATTGGTTTTAGAGAGAGTTCTAATGAGTTTGCCATAGCCTATACAGAGGCATCCCCCTATGATAAAACATTCACACCTTTGACATCTGAAGACATTAATGTACATGTGTATGGTCTAACCCATGTGGATGCTAATATTTACGCACATGAAGATGTACTCGTTACGGGGAATGCATATATCACTGGAAATGTCGTAGCCTACAAAGACTTTACTCTCACTGGTAATGCATACGTATCTGGTAATATTTCC